CGTGTCATCAGCAGCAGTGTCTGCGAGGTAGGTCACATGAGGACCTCCACGAGACATCTTCTCCTCAAGGCGAGTCTGAGCAAGGAGCTTCTGATCATTGGTCACATAGTACTTAAGACCACATGAATCAAGACCAAAGCCTCCTGCCGACTGGGCTAGGAAAAGATTGCGATGAGCACGTCGGGTTCGATAACCACGCTGAGTACGCTCAAAGACCGTAAAGGCGGTTTCCCGCTCTAGGTCCTTGGCGTACATACGGAGCAACATGCGCAACACATCCCTCTGCATATCTCCAGGTAGACACCCACCAGTGATAACGTTGATCACTGTCTGAATGGGTTCACTCTGACGATCCTCGCGGTCGTCGGCCATCACCTTATGTTTGCCGAAAATTAATCCGGTATTAAGGTAGCCGATCTGACGAGCGGGTTCGGAAGATTTGAGATTGCAGTGGAAGGACGTGCTGTTCGCATTTGCGTAGACAGGGTGTAGGTAGGCCTTCCCGGGCGACATGACAAGCCCAACAGAGGCAGAGATCTGGATATGGCGACGCCATTCCTCTTCTGTGCATGTATAAAGCATGTCATCTCCGTTAACAAGGACTCTCTGTAAAGCCTCGCCAGCCGTCTGATCAGGATGATTCAGACAATAGACGAGGAAGTTCATAAGACAAAGGATGGGGAAGCTGATTGGGGAGCCCATCAGCTGGCCATTAGTCTGTGAACCGACAGGGAGCTTGCCCTTGCTCTGGCCCTCGCCACCACGCCAAGCCTTCTCTTCCTCCGAAGCATCTTCGTTCTCGGGATAGAAAAGGTTGTGGTGGCCAAGGACCTGATTCGCAAGGAGGAGGTCACGTTCGGGAAGGTCCTGACAGAGTTCCGCAAGAATACTCAGACCTAGGTTCGAGCTTGAGCCATCAGTAGCAGCGCTATAATCGACGCTGCCCCACTGGTGACCAGGCTGAGCAAAGGTCCTAAGCCGGTCTAAGTCGCTACTCTCCAGTTTGCGACCAATCAACTCAAAGGCAGCAAGACTGCGGAGGGATTGGTGAAGGCCTTCTGGAGCGACTTGACGGCGTAGTATTCGAGTGCGGGGCCCTTGGAAATCACGCGAACCTTTAATGGTTCTAGTATGGCCTGGATCATCGCCGGAAGGCGACCCGTCCGGGGCTCATTATATACAAGCGTGTTATGCCAGCTGTCGTTGCGG